CCTTTCAGGGTCTCGCTAGATGCCTTTCATGTCCTCGCTAGATACCTTTTACCCCCCTCGCTAGATGCCTTTTAGGGGGCTAAAAGGCATCCAGTGAGCCTCTAATATGCATCTAGTGAGCACGAGAAAAGCATGCTGTGAGGGGCAGATATGTATGTGGCGAGCGCATAAAAGGATAGCGGCGACGGAGAAAGGGTATAATGAACAGGTTTTTATTATATAACTATCAATCATATAAACGACAATGAAAAGGAAATGTTACATCAGCGGTGCCATCGACAGCCGCGACGCCAGAGAGGCTGCTGGCATGAGTGTCGATGACTTCAAGGCCTATCAGAAGCGCGCCTTCGGCAACGCCGCCAACGTGCTGCGCGCCCTCGGCTGGAAGCCCATCAATCCCTTCGAGAACGGCATGCCTGAGGATGCTCACTGGCGGGCGCACCTGAAGGTGGACCTAGGCATGCTCCTGCAGTGCGACGCCATCTATCTGCTGCAGGGCTGGGAGCTAAGCAAGGGCTGCAAACTGGAGTTCGACGTAGCCACATCGTGCGGCATGCGCGTATATTATGAGCACGGCAACCGACTCGAAGACATCAATGGAAATCCGCTCATCTAATCCCCATGGCTATGGAAAACTATCGCAGATTCTATGCTTCATTTAACAAGTTGCCCCGTCTGGGCGACCCCGAAGACGCCAAAGAAGCCATCGTGTCGAGCTACACCAGCGGCCGCACAACGAGCCTCAGGGAGATGACGCCGCAGGAATACGACGCCTGCTGCCGCGACCTAGAGGCGAAGGTGAACCCCGACAGTCGCCAGCAGTTCCTCTTGGAGCGCCGCCGGAAACGCAGCATGGCCCTCCATCAGCTGCAGCTCTACGGCATCAACACGGCGGACTGGGCACGCGTGAACGCCTTTTGCGCCGACCGCCGCATCGCCGGAAAGCCCTTCGGACAGTTGAACATCAATGAGCTGGAGGCCCTGACCGTAAAGATGAGGGCCATCAACGGCAAACGAGATAAACAGAATTAAACAGAAACAAGTATCATCTTTAACCAACAAACGATTATGGCAAAAAGAGAAAAGAAAGTGATTATCACCGGCGTGACCCGCGAGGCCGCCGAAGACGCGTTCGCCATGTATGCCAAGGCAGACGCAAGTGTGCAAAAAATCAAAGCCGAGATTGAACTGAAGTGCGCCCAAATCCGCGAGCGCTTTCAGGACAAACTCACAGCATTGGAAGCAGAAAAAGAGACCGCCTTCGACACGCTCCAGAGCTTCGCTACGGAAAACCAGGCCGCCCTGTTCGCCAAGAAGAAGAGTTTCGACATGACGCATGGCGTAATCGGATTCCGCACCGGCACGCCGAAGCTCAAGACACTGAAGGGCTTTACGTGGGCCAGCGCACTGAACCTGGTGCGCGAGTTCCTGCCGCAGTACATCCGCAAGACCGAAGAAGTGGCCAAAGACAAGCTCCTGGCCGACCGCGACATGGAGCTCGTGCCCCTGCAGCATGCCGCCGGCGACGACCTCACCGAACCCATGTCGGCTGCCATGGCGCGCTGCGGCATCCAGGTAGTGCAGGACGAAACGTTCTATGTTGAACCCAAGAAAGAGGAAAGCGAATGATTGAAGAGAAGCTCAAGACGCCCAAGGTGGCCCTCTGTCGCAAGTGTCACGGCAGGGGACTGCTTGTTGACGAGGCCACCCAACGCACGACCGTATGCCCTCAATGCGAGGGAAGCGGTCGTGTGACCGTTAGTTGCAGGATGATATTAGACATCCGTCCATATCGCATACGATAGCCAACGAGAAGACAATAAAGAGAGGTAGGAATGACGAAACGTAAGGGCGTAAGTTATCAGAAACGCGTTGAAGACATCAATAGGATCTACGACGAGCACGTGAAGCGCGGGCTTCCGAACCGCGAGATATGGCGTCGCTACGTCTATCCCGTCTATGCTGTCAGTGAGAGAACCTTCTACAACATCCTTAAAGCGAGTTGTAATCCCAACGTTCAGATAGGCGACGACCTGCAGTTATACTTCGATTTTAAAGACTATGACGACCATGACGAACCTGAATTTGGAAGCCATTATCCACAGAATCCTTAAGGATGTGCAGGTGGAACTTGCGGATGAGTTCGACAAGAACTTCCAGCGGCAGGGTTTCTTTGCCGAAGCTTGGGCCCGAAGGAAGAGTCCCGTTGGAAGGGGTCCGCTGCTGATTTCCACCGGACAGCTGCGCCGCAGCATCCAGGGACGCGTGGAGGGCGACGCTCTCACCTTCGTTAGCACCCTCCCATACGCCAGCATCCACAACGAGGGAGGCGAGATAAAGGTGACGCGAAGGATGAAGAAGTTCTTCTGGCACAAGTATTATGAGTGCGTGAAAGGCTGGGGGCGCAAGAAGAATGGCGACAAGAGCAACGACAAGAAGACGCGTCGCCTGACGACCGAAGCTGAGTTCTGGAAGGCCATGGCGCTGATGAAAGCCGGCAAGAGCATACGAATCCCGCGCCGGAAGTTCCTCGGCACGAGTCCCGAAGTGGAGAAAATCGTAAGAGAAACCATAGAAGACTGTCTGAATGAATATTTTGATAACATAGAAATCACCAAGCAATGAGAAGAACATTTTATGAAAACATCAAGCAGCGTTTGCTCGAGAGCGAGGCCCTCGGCGGCGCTATCAAACACGTTGACCTATGGAATCGCAACGTGGAGTTCATCGAAGAAGACGTTCCCTGGGCGCGTCCGGCCGTGTTTGTGGAGTTTCGCCCCATCAAGTGGCAGGTCATGTCTGGCGGCCGCGACTATCGTGCCACGGGCGAGCTCGTGCTTCATGTCGTGACCGACTGGACCGGCAGCGACGCCGACATTGCCGCCCTCGACCTGAGCGAGCAGATTCATGCCGCCCTGTTCAACCTGCAGGGCGACGATTTTGGCAAGCTCATGCTCATCGAGAGCGATACCAATCACGACCACGAAGAAATCGTAGAGAACATCGAGGTTTATTCTTTCCGCGCCACGCGAGCGCTCTAGGATCATCTTCGTGAGCCCACGAAAAAGGTAGGAATCCGCCATTTCTCCAGGAGAGTGGCGGATTTTTTCTTGCAGAAAGATTTGAATTCTGAAGATCAGTGTTTCTTTGAAATTCTTTCAAATAGTTGCTGTTGTTGTTTTTTTTGTTTAATTTTGCAGGCGTAAAGGATATTTACAAATGAAGATATCATTCAAGAAAACGAAAGGAAATCGTTGCTATGAAGATTTCGTCAATGACCCGTTAGACAGAGGAAAGCGTCGCAAATTTGAAAGGATGTATAGCCAACAGATAGCGGAAAGTGCCATAAAACTACATCAGCGTTTAGTCTCTTTTGGCTCTGCAGGAGAATATAACAAGATGTATGGTTCCACTGATAATCGAATAGAGAAGAAACAAGGAACCCGTTCCAATGCACCTATGGTCTTTAAAGTTCGTGTTACAGGAAGCTATCGAAAGTTCTTTCATCATGAACAAGATGAAATAGGAAATCTACTGTTAACTAAAGACTGGTCAGGCGACTTCTCGCTACTCACGTCATTATATGTAATATGTGTCAACAACCACGATTATAACGAGGTTTGAAAATATGATTGGAAAAACGAAGGAAAAGGTATTCAATGCAATTTCGCTCTTTAACCCTGTTGGAGCAGAATTGTTGGAGATATTCAATGCCCACGGTGTTGACGCATCCTTGTTGGGTATAAACCATCTATCTTCAAAAGATAAGCTAACCACTCGCCAGATCGAAAAGGCTTGTAAGCTTTTAGGCATGGGCACAGAGCTGTCTGCTTATCTTGAAAATTACCAGAAAGACTACCAAGAGAAGAAGAAGGCTTGCGGCCTCCAGTATAAAACTTCGAGCAAGAATTTTACGAAGTTGCGCCCGATAATACCGCTGCTGCGCGGAGAATTTACGTCAGGCAGAGATGTTATGGACGACATCTTAGATTATTTTGGTGTAGATAGCGAGGACGAAGTTTTCGCAGAATCGGAGAAAGTTGCAACGTTGTTTCGCAAGCAGAACAATGTAGATGTTGATCCAATCAATCTAAAGGGTTGGCTTCGTCGTGGGGAATTGGACTTCAAGAAGCAGCCATTGCCTGCATATAATGAAGACGGACTGAAGGCATGGGTGGACGATCGAGAGTGGTTAAAGCATATCGATGACGTTGCTTATTTTAAGAGTCTCCCTCAGTTATTTAGTCAATATGGAGTGTGTTTGTCGTTGGTTCCCTCCTTACCAAAAACTGTTTATGGGGCAATTAGATGGATTGAAGACCGTCCTCTGATAGAGATATCAGATAGAGATAAGGATTTAGCGACCTGTTGGTTTACTTTATTCCACGAATTAGGACATGCGTTCTGCCATCGGAATGAAGAAGTTCTGGAGGGAGTTCTTAATGACAGCAAAGCGAAGAAGACAAAGATAGAGCGCGAGGCAAATAAGTTCGCGAATCAATATCTATTCAATGGAGACGACCTTCGCAAGGCTGTTTTTGATCGGAAGCAGCGTGGAGAATACATGACAGCTAAGGGCTTGGCTGAAGAGTTTTCTGTATCTCCACTCTTTACTTCCTATTGGCTCATAAAGGCTCGATATTATCCAACGTTTCAGTCTCACATTTCCATTAACTTCGCAGACGAGTATCAATAAAGAAAAATTCGCTAATCCCATGGAGAAAAAAGCGGATTTTTTCTTTATTTTGTTTGGTAATTAAAAACTTTGTTGTATCTTTGTGGCGTGGGAGGTAACCACTGAGAGCAGCCCGCGAAGTTGCAGATTGAATCTTAGGTCAAGGTAACTCTTGGCCTAAGTGTTTTTTTATAGGCTCTCACGTTTCTTTATCCTTAACCTTCCACCAGTAAAAAAGTGAATTTCATCGTATGGGTAGTTTCTGTCTCCAAACACCTTTCTTGCCAAATAGTTTATGTCAGGCAATGTGCAGAGATGGTCGGTAATACACGGAATGGCCCTTTGTTTTATCGTGGCACGACAACCTTTCCATGGGAATGATTATTCTTTTTACCTAAATTTTTCCCTATTTTGTTTGGAAGTTACGATTTTTGTTGTACCTTTGCAGTGGTTCTCGCCCGCAAGGGTTTGGGCCACGGTTTATGGGAAGGCTTCATCTGAAGTCGTCCCATTTTATTTTGAAGTCGTTTTTCAGCATTTGTTCTCGAGTGTATGTCACGTCCTTCCCGTTCCTAATAATCATCACTTCGGTGACGTTCTCAGCCTTCCAGAGTCTGTCGTGTATAGCTTTGCTCAGTGTATCATAATCTATATCCGATGTAACATGCAGCACTATACTGTCAGCCTGGTCCTTTGCCTTCCTCACAGCCTTATCGATAGCGCTGTATGTTGCTGTATTATTACGCTTGTATTCTTGCTTTTTCCCTAGTGTAAGATCGGTGGCGTCGTAGTTCTTTTGGCCCGGAATCTGCTGCCGGAGCACGATGTTTCTTCCGTATTTATTTGCCAAATATCGAGCTATTTCGATGTTGTCGGCTCTCTCATTCTGACCATGTTTCTCGTGCACTCGCACGCGGCCACGCTCTGTTTCAATCTCTTCGTAATCCATTGAACGCACGAGTTGGCAGGCGTTACACAAATCCTGGTCGAGCGGTCTTGCCGTGCTTAGCTTCCCCTTTGCGGCATCGCAGTTGCAGCAACGGCTGATGGTGTAGGGGTTGTAGTCGGGAATGGCCTTCTGTTCGATGCCCGGATTGAACCGGAACATGCGATGTTTGTCGTTGGCGAGGGCCTCCTCGCCGCGGTTCATGGCCTCCTCGTGGGGCGTCGTGGGATATTTGTTTTTGCGCACCTGCACAACTGTGCAGCGACAATTCCAGCCATTTGGCGGATAGAACTCTCGCCAAAACGGGTCGGCAAAGGGCAGTGTGACATTGTTGAGAGCAGCATGTTCCGGTCGAACGCGGTCGTCGCCGGCCGTGCGATACTGCAGGTCGTAGCGTTCTCCGTCTTCTGCAAACTGCTCCCATTTGGCTGCCATCTGGGCCGAAGCATCCACAAAGCCGTATTCTGCGCGCAGATAGTGCTTGTTATATTTATCGTTGATGCTCCTAACATCATTCAAAAACTGTTCGAATGGCTTTCTATTGCCCTTCTCGTCCAGCATCGACGGGAACGCCTCGTTGGCCTCATGAAACGCTTTAATGCCCGAAAAGACGTAGTTAGACTCCGTGAGTCGGCGTCGCATCACGTCTGACATGGGGATTTCTTTTAGCGCCCCATCGAGTGCCTCGGCATGAGTCTCGATGAAATTCTGGGCGTCTGGTTCCGCCAGAATACCAATGCGCAGCGCAGCACCGCCCTCTCTATAGAGCGCCTTCATCATCGACGAGAAGGCCGCTGAGAGCTTTTTTGTTGTTTCTTTGTCCATTTTCTTGTGCCCTGCCGACAGCGTTGGCCTGCAGTCCTGCAGCAGTTCTTCGTAGCGACGATGCAGCTGCAGGTAGTCGTCAGGGCTCAGTCGAAAAAAGGGCGACCGCAGAGCTGCTTCCCGCTGGCATTCTCTTTGTCCGCGGTGCCTGATGAATCCTCCTCTTGGCGCGGGCGTTCTTTCTCTTCGTCGTCATTTTCTTCAGCGGGCATCATCGGCATCGCATTGCGGCCAATGAGGTGCTTGATGGTTCGTTTGGGTACAACCTCGCTGGCGCCAGATGCCTTTCAGGGTCTCGCTAGATGCCTTTCATGTCCTCGCTAGATACCTTTTACCCCCCTCGCTAGATGCCT